CATGAATGACCTCTATTGGCAAGCTGAACAAAATTTTGGAACGATGGTAATTGGATATGATAATAAGCCTGGAAAAATAGGTTTGATTTATGAGAGTGGTGATTATCCGAATACATGGAATCAGTATTATGGTAGGTTGTGGATCGCTAGAACCGGTAATGATTGGGAGGCTTATATTTCAAAATTTCTTCCTGGAACAGAAAAAGATGATTCAGAACGCTTTGCAAGATGGACCGATAAAGACAATAAACATATGGAAAAAGCAGCTCAAATACAGATTAGTATCATGCAGTGGCAAGATGTTCCGCCAGTAGAAGCGATGTCAGTTTCTGATTTGAAATTTTGGAAAGTGAATTTAAATAATCAAAATACACCGCCTTATATATTCGATGTTGGTGACAAAGTCGTGATTGATACAGAAAGCAGTCATGTCAGTATTGAGGGGAAAAACGCTATTAACATAAAAGATATTTTTAGTAATTTTCCTGTTATCAATAAAGGTATTAATACACTGGAAATCATACCTTCCGATATAGGAACAGCAAAGGTGAAATATAGGGAGCGATTTAGATGAGAACACCAAGTGGGATACTTCATGTTGTTGATTTCAAAACAGATCAGATTATATCAGTCATTCAATCAAAAGACTATTGGGATGATAAACGCCATTGGGAAATCAAAAACAACATTGATACGTTAGAATTTAAAACTTTTGATGGAACTTCACATGCAGTTGCATTACAACAACAGAACTTAGTATTAAAGGAAGTGCGTGATGGTCGTATTGTTCCATATGTTATCAATAATGAAGTAGAAAAAGAATCTAATGATAGAACGATTACTGTACATGCTTCTGGCGCTTGGGTTCAAATAGCCAAGGATGGGTTCATTAAACCACAACACATAGAGAGCGAAACAGTTAATACGTTTATAGATATTGCTCTTGCGGATTCAAAGTGGAAACGTGGAAAAACCGATTATTCTTCATTCCATACAATGACTATTGATGAATTTATAGATCCGCTCGCTTTTTTAAAGAAAATCGCTACTTTATTTGAGTTAGAAATCCAATATCGTGTCGAAGTAGTAGGTTCTCAAATCACTGGCCGGTATGTAGATATGATAAGGAAACGTGGCCAAGAAACTGGAAAAGAAGTAGTGCTAGGAAAAGATTTAGTTGGTGTTAGACGTATTGAGCACTCAAGAGATATTTGCACAGCACTTGTCGGTTTTGTACGAGATGAAGGTGATAAACTTATCACAATTGAGAGTATCAATAACGGACTTCCTTACATTGTTGATAATGATGCGTTCCAACGGTGGAATGAACATGGAAAGCATAAATTTGGTTTCTATACTCCAGAAACAGAAGGAAATATCACACCAGAACGTTTACTGACTCTTATGAAAACAGAGCTAGCAAAACGTGTATCTTCTGTTTCATACGAAGTAGAAGCGCAATCGATTGGACGTATTTTCGGACTAGCACATGAACTAATTAATGAGGGCGATACAATCCGAATCAAAGATACAGGATTCACACCTAAGTTATACCTTGAAGCAAGGGCAATCGTTGGTGATGAATCACATACTGATCCTTCACAAGATCAATACGTGTTTGGCGATTATCGTGAAATTACTGATGCGAACGAAGAGTTAAGAAAAATGTACAATAGGATTCGCGCTACTTTAGGAAATAAAGCAAATAAAGAATTGTTAGATAGATTAGAAGAACTTGTACAAGATACTGATAAAAAAGTAAATGAAGCACAGAAAGAGTCGAAAGCAGCGAAAGAGTTAGCAGAGAAAGTTCAAGAAAACTTGAAGAATAATACAGTAGAAATCATCGAGGCTGTGAATCCACCAACAACGAATCTTAAAATTGGTAAGACGATATGGCGAGATATTAGTAACGGTAAACCTGGTGTTTTAAAAGTGTGGAACGGTAAAGGTTGGGAACTCCTTATTCCTGATGTGGAATCAATTAAAAAAGATACACTGGAGCAGGTTAATAAGGATATTAAACTCGCAAAAGAAGAATTAAATAAGAAAGTGGAAGAAGCGCAACAAGAAACCACTGGCCAATTTAATACAGTAACAGAAAGTCTTCAAAAAGTTACGAGAACTATTTCTGACGTACAAAGAGATCAAGGTGAAATTGATAAAAAAGTAACCCAGGTTGAACAGGATTCTGAGAAATTTAAACTGTCTATTGAAACATTAACGAAAAATAGTAGTGAGACTACAAATAAAATCAACACCTTAGAAAGTGATGTGGACGGAAATACGAAAGTTATTTCACAAGTTAAAGAAAGTGTAGCAAACATTAATGACGATGTAAGAAACTTATTAATCGGTTCTAAATCTTTTGATGGTGCTTTGAACTTTGCGCAAGCAGACAATCGTTGGTGGTTTAAATCAGCCGATAAAGTTAAAATTTCGAAAGATGTTTTTCAAGGTAATGCAGTTGTTGAAACCCAATCATCATGGACTGCTTTAGCTTATAACTTCAAAGATTTGGTGAATCGGGGAGTTGTCAAAGTAGGAGATAAAGTAACCTATTCAATTTATACTCGAGTAAAAGGTTTACCGGATGGCCAAGAATTACAACACACTTTCTATTTTGCACCAGGTGCTACCGGAATCCGTCCAAATAAATCTACTAATCAATGGCAAAGGGTAAGCGTTTCGTTCACAGTGACAGCAAGTATGATGTCGTTACCGGGAACAGATAACGAGAGTCATTTACGTATAGAACCTGATGCAAACCCTCCTGCTGGTTGTTGGTATCAGCAGAGTTCACCACAATTGACTATAGGCAGTAAAGATTATTCGTGGCGACCTGCTCCTGAAGATATTGCAGATGGTAATGTTTTCACCAAGATAACAACCGAGATCAAAGAAGAGGCTGGGAGAATCTCTAAAAAATTGGAGCAGGTTGAATCTCGTACAGTGGGCGTTGAAAACTGGCTAATCAATACTGGGCGAAATCAAAAGCCACAAACAATTGGAATGTCTGGAGGCGCACTAGTCAACAAAGCTGCTCAATCGTTCACTGAGGATTACATGATCGTAGAATGTACAGATCATACCGACTCTTTCTATCAATTCCATCTAGATAATACTAAGATGGGTGACTACGAAAAAGAGAAAGATATGACATTTAGTATCGATATGCAAAATGATGCTCTTATTGATTTAATTGTATTCCAATTTATTAATGGAGTTTGGGCAGAAAACTTGTACAATAGATTTCCTGTCGCTAATTGGTCTAGGAGATCATTTACATTTAAGATTGATGCGCGGGCAACTGGATGGGGATTGCGATTACGATTTGAAAGAAACGAAAATTCAAAGGGTAAGAAATTTCGTTTCAAGAAACCTAAACTAGAAAAAGGTTCCGTTCCTACAGGTTTTACAAAATCGACTTATGAGTTGGAGCAAAGTTTTGAGGGTGTAAAAGAACGTATTGAAAAAACGGAATCTATCATTAATGATGCTGGTGATCGTAACTATGCACGTAACGGAGATTTCACACACTATTGGGCCGATAACGATCTGCAATGGGATAAGAACCTAAACGGTAATTTGCGCGCTGGTAATTGGGCAACAGGTTATAACGCTGGAACAACAGATCCTACAAAGGGTTATCATATGCACGTTGATGACAAAAAGTTTGGGTATCCTGTAGTTGCTGTTATTAACAAAAATGGTCAATTCGGTCAAGCTAAAAGGTGGCTTGGAATGCCTCAAGAAATGCCAGCTAGTTTTCGAAATGATTTCCAGCCAGGTGATACGTACACGATCGCTTTAGATGTATGGACGGAAACAGCAAATAACAAAATAGCGGTAGGATTACACCACTTTATTGAGGGTAACAATACAATGGGCTTTCATAGTGGAGGTACGCCAGAATTGACCATCGAACCTGTTAAAAAGTGGGTTCGAGTTCATACAACAATGAAATTACATGATAAATCAGATATGAAAAAAGGGTTTAGTTTATATATTTATGGTGATCGTTCTGCTGATGGTAGTGAGTGCTACTTCAAAAATGTATCCGTGTTAAAAGGATCTATGCCAAAAGCATACGCTCCGTCTCCGGAAGATGGGGTAAAAGAAAATGTATTCAGCCAGAAAGTAACGGAGATTACGCGGAACGCCGAAGGGATAACAAGTGATGTAAAAAAAATACAGGAAATACAAACTCAGCAAGGGGAAACACTGACTCAAGCTACTACAACGATCCTGCAACAATCTGAAGAATTGAAGCTAGCAATGAAAAAGAAAGATGTTGAAGCTTATGTAGGTGGTTTAGGTACTGTCAACGAGTTGCGTGATGCTAATTTTACGTTAGGACCGAAATATTGGTTTTGGAATAGCGGTAATGGGGCTACTGGTGCTGTTGATACGAATTTAAAATACAAAGGTATGAATACATTTGCAATTACTGTTACTGGACAGTCCCAAGATCGTTGGTGGGGACTTACAAGTCAATTTATTGAGTGTCAGGTTAACGAAGACTTTGTTGCATCAGGTTATTTCAATACTGACGGGAAAACACCTATTGATGGTGGCGGTGCATTTATTGAAATTGAATGGTGGACTGCTGACAAAAAAACTCGCATTAAGACAGCTAGAACGAATATCACTGTTGTAAATCATACATGGGTTCGTGCTGTATGCACAGATAAAGCGCCAGCTAATGCGGCGTTTGTGAGATGGCGTTATTACGTTACAAGAAATGGACGTTTATGGTGTGCTGCACCTATGTTACAACGTGGCACTATAGCTACAGAATTTTGGCTACATCCAAAAGATCAAACGGATGCTGACAAAATGCTAGAAGATATAGCCAATAGAATAGCTACTGAAGATTACAATAAAAAAGTTACAGAATTAGAAAGAAGTATTAGTACTAATAAAGAGGGCGTTTCAATCATTTCTGAAAAACAAGAAACGTTTATAAATGAGACTTACGCCGCTTATGTAAAAGCAACGGGTTCTAAACTTAAGGTTCTTGATGAAGGAATCCTTGCAGAAGTTAAAAAAGGGAATATCATCGCAGCTATTAACTTTTCATCGGAAAAATTAGAGATTGATGTTTCAAAGGTAGCTATTAATGCCGATACAATGGTGAAATGGTTAACGGCAAAAGGCATTGATACGAATCTTATTAGAATTGACGGTGATAAGATAACTATTGATAAAGATGGTGTAACTGTTAAAATGCTAGATTTCCTATTCCAAGACGAATGGGGAACAAAAACAACTGCGGTATCAAGACGAAACCTAATATCAGATCCCGACTTTTCTAGTGTTACAAAGAAAAACATTGGACATACCGATTATTATGGGTTTGAAGGTGGATATGGTCTTACTTGGAAGTCATGGGGAAATGTCGTAATAGAAAAGAATACACATATATTCGATTACGAGCAAATGGTAAATGCTGCAAGGGTAGATATGTATAACTATCCCGAAACAGTCGTGAATAATGGGATACATCCTGGTAACGAATATACAGTTTCTGCTCACTTTAGAACAGCTATGATAAATGGTGCACGTAAAACAGGGAAACCTCGTTTACAAGTATGCTGCGTTAAATTCCGAGACAATGTAAGTTACGATATATGGAATGAACAAAAAATGGATTTTCCTGAACCGTCTACATTTTATGGAGAAATCAGAAGATACTCTTTCACTTTCAAAGTGCCAACAAACTATATTCCGCAACAGCACGCATTAATTATTAAAGTTTGTTCTGGAAATGCTGACATGAGACAAGGGACAGCAATTTGTGTAAGTGGTGTAACGTTATACAGTGGCAAATATGCATCTATGTATAATTGGGATCGTGCTGCAGCAGAAAGAGCAGATGGTATTCAGCCGTTTAACGCGCTTGCTGTAGGTGGTGTGAATAATAATATATCTCCATCACCAGACGGACAAACGTTTGATATAAGTACTGAAAAAGAAGTGAAAATCCATAGGAATATACGAGCAATGCAGGGGATTAACTTAGGTGGCGGTGGATTCCAACAATGGGGACATATTCGTTTTACAGACGGTAATGCTGGAGCGGGTTTTTATGTGAGTACTCCAAGTGGCTGGAAATTTAACGCACTTGGATAGAAAGGAAGGATTAAACATGGATATTAACTATATGATGCCTTTTCAAGAAGGTGAAACGCTTCCTTATATGGGAAGAATAGTAGACGTGAAACGAACGGAAACAGGAGTCTTTATACAAGTACCTGCTGACATGTTAGATAATGCAGGGGTTTCCAATGATACGAGTAAAGTTGAGGTGTGGAGGGAAATGTCTGACGGAACTATTGGTTTTAGGGTTTTAACGAAATGTGAGTTATGTGGTTGTGGAGCCAAATTATATGAATTGAACTTAGGAGTTGCTAAAAGGAACATTTGTGCAAATGATTATTTTAAACTTACAGGTGAATATCCGCCACAAGAGACATTAACAATTGAAAATACAACGCAAATAGGGCAGCCATAAGCTGTTTTTATTTTGCACAAAATACGGCTTTTGTTTTGAAATTTCTGCGATGCATTCACCATAAATAAGGTTGTCTCATATCATGTAGAGATTGTTTTATTAAGATTTTAAAAGGATGTGAATGCAGTGGAAGATGTATATGTAAAAATCGACAGTTTAAAAGCAGAACAAAAAGAAATTATGCGAGATATTCGTAATTTAGAAACTCGCACAACAATTAATGAGAAAGACATTGCTACAATTAATAAGCAATTAGAAAAGATTAGCATTAATACAACTTGGATTTTACGAATTATTATTAGTGCAATTACTATGTCAGTCTTGGGTTTAATATTAAAAGGGATGATTTAATATCTTAAAATAAAAGTACTTATTGAGAGAGGGACAAGCGTCTCTCTTTTTTATTATAAATAAGGAGATGGAAAGATGGATCGTATTGATATATTAATGAAAGCATTTATAGCTACATTTGGAGGCTTTTGTGGGTATTTTTTGGGAGGATGGGATGCAACATTGAAAATCTTAGTAACGATGGCAGTTATTGATTATTTAACTGGCATGATTGCAGCAGGGTATAACGGAGAATTAAAAAGTAAAGTTGGTTTCAAAGGCATCGCCAAAAAGGTGGTGCTTTTTCTTTTGGTCGGAGCGTCCGCTCAACTAGATTCAGCACTGGGAAGTAACAGTGCAATTCGTGAAGCGACTATTTTCTTCTTCATGGGCAATGAGTTGCTTTCACTTTTAGAAAACGCTGGTCGTATGGGAATCCCCTTACCTTCAGCATTAACAAATGCAGTTGAAATTTTGGGCGGTAAACAAAAACAGGAAGAGAAAAAAGGAGATGTTCAGTAATGGAAATCAAAAAAATGTTAGTACCAGAAAGTCGTTATTCAGTTTTATGTCCATATCCAATGAATCCAACGGAAATTACATTCCACAACACGTATAATGATGCTACGGCATTAAACGAACGTAATAATGTCGCTAACAATAGTACAGGTACTTCGTTCCATATCGCTGTAGATGACAAAGAAGCTATTCAATTAATTCCGTTTAATAGAAATGCTTGGCATGCAGGTGATGGGAATGGACCAGGTAATCGTAATAGTATCGGTATAGAGATTTGTTATTCTATGTCAGGTGGGGAAAGATATCGTAAAGCTGAATTGAATGCCGCTCAAGTAATTCGTCAGTTAATGGATATGTTCAACATTCCAATTTCTAAAGTTAAAACACACCAAGAAAGAAACGGTAAATATTGTCCTCATAGAATGATTAATGAAGGGCGTGTACAGTGGTTTAAACAACAATTAGTTTCTGGTGGGGAAATTCAAATTCCAGAAACGCCACAGATTCCACAACCACCAATTACAAGTGGTACAGGTATTGTTTATATTACTGGTCAAAACGTGAACTTACGTAAAGGACCAGGGACTCAATATGATTCAATTAGGAAACTAAATGCACCTGAAAATTATAAAGTGTGGGGACGTTCTGGCGGATGGCTTAATTTAGGTGGCGATCAGTGGGTTTACGAAAACTCAGAGTGGTTACATTTCGAAGCGGATGGACAATCATCCACAACTTCGCAACCTTCAAATGATGGTTTAGGGGTAGTTACTATTACAGCAGATGTATTACGCGTTCGTACTGGCCCAGGAACTAATTATGGCGTCGTAAAAAACGTACACCAAAGCGAAAGATATCAGTCTTGGGGATATAGGGACGGTTGGTATAATGTTGGTGGTGATCAATGGGTTTCAGGTGAATATGTAAAGTTTGAAAAGTAAAACACATTACTATACAAAAGAATAGTTTTATTATAAAAGAGGAACGTGTTAATTTTATATGTAATTAAAATTTACTTTTAATATAGGGTTTATGATTGGAGCCTATGTGTATGTGAAATAGGGAATAGAAAAAAAGCATTCGTCCCCAAGAATGCTTTTTTCAATAGATTTATCATAAAAGGAGAAAAAATCACTGTCGATTTCATTATATGTAGGTACACCGTGTAATATGCAAAACATACTAACATTAGTAGTACAAACCAAGGCCACGGTTTGTGCTACTATTTTTTTTAGTAGAAGTGAAGTAAGGTCGAAAGGTGTCTTGGACCATATTGGAGTCCGTATAAATAAACAGATCGACTTCACACCCTTATTTGAATCAGTTTAGTATGTTGGATCCAGGAGATCGTGTATAAGAAAGTGGAATCGATAAGGCACTGTGGAGGCTTCTATGATTGGCAAAAAAGGAGAGATTCATGTCATGCAACACGTTGTAGCTTTTGATGTCAGTATGGGTAAAAGTATGATGGTTATTTACAATCGATACCGTCAATGTGAAGTAGAGAAGGAAATTAACCATAACCGTCCCTCTTTTGAACAGCTTCATGAAACGCTTCAGGAACTGATAGGTCGAGGTGGAGAAGAACCTGAAATTGTTTTTGAAGCAACAGGTGTATATTCCAAACCGTTGGAACGATTCTTTCAAGATAATAATTATGCATATTGTCGTATTAATCCTCTTGAAGCAAACTTACAAACGGCTTCAATGCGCCGCCAAAAAACAGATAAAAGCGACGCGCATGAACTGGCAAAATCGCACTTTCGAGTAGGACGTGAACAAACGTATCAAGAAAAGGGATACTACCAACAGATGCGTGGACTCACACGTTACTATGATGAGTTAGACATTGAGATTACTCATTTATATTCTCGGTTACACGCAATCCTACAATTGAGTTTTCCAGAGTTGGAACAGCTATTTACAAAGCGGTCGTCCCTGTTTTTGAATATCGTACAACTATATCCACACCCGGATGAAGTGTTAGCCCATTCTAAAACGAGAATTTGCAGTAGGTTAAAGGCAAATACACAAAAACGGTTGTCTTTGAAACGAGTAGAAGAGAAAGGAACCGCCCTCCTTAAAGCTGCAAAAATCTCTTACCCAGCAATCTCAAGAAACGATGTACGCTGCGAGCAAGTCAAAGATTATGCCAGCCGCATTGCAGACTTGAAAGAGAAGAAGGCACAGCTTGTAAAGCAGATGGTGGAACTTTCTAATGAACGTACAGAATATCATGTGCTTCGGTCATTTCCAGGAATAGGGGAAATAACAGCCGTTCGAATCATCGGTGAGTTAGGTGATATAAGACGTTTTAAAAATAATAAGCAATTAAATGCCTATGTGGGGATTGATATTAGGCGTTATCAGTCAGGGAATACTCATTATAAGGACAAAATCAATAAAAGGGGAAACAATAAACTAAGGAAAATCTTATTCTTTATGGTTACATCGATGATTACATTACGTAAGAAAACAAAGAATCATCTGGTAGAATACTATGACAAATTAAAGAAGCAACCTTTGAGAAAGCCTCATAAAGTTGCATCCGTTGCGTGTATGAATAAGTTTTTGAAAGTGGCATTTCATCTTATTACACACGAAAAACTATATGATTACGAAATAGCATCAACCGGTTCGTAATCAACTAAATATACTATAGCACAATTGACCTCGCGAAAAAAATGATATCTCGTTAGGTCTATTTGGTGTACACAAATTTATTTTTTAGAGGAAAGATACCCATCACTCTAAAAAATAAATTACTTCATCGAATCAAATCTTTCAATAGCACTTGACTAAAGGTAAGAAAGACACCTTCCCCAGTCGAAGATGTCTTTTTCATGTTGTAAGTTCTTTAGATGTCAATTCTAGAGTATGCAGTTTACATATATTTTATACCATAATAAGTTATAAGCCCTACTTGCTTCATTATTACGAATCTGTAAACCTCTCCCGTGTATCTTGCTAAACACAACTAAGAATGTCATAAAAGTTGTTGGCAATAGCCCGATCTGTCACAACGTGTTGGGTTGTATAAACCAAGTTTTTTACACGGATAATCATTTTACATCTTCTTTTTTATCTCGTCAAGTTGTTTAGAATAACGAGAGTTGTTCACCTTCTATTTGTTGAACGTCTATTTGCCATTGGTATAGGTCGCCCATTCTTCTTTTTAATTCAGTTTCTATTCCGTGTTTTGCATGCTCAACTGTTGGTGCGTAAATTTCAATAAACTTTTCTTTGTATTGTTGCCCACTGGGAGAGAAAACACTATAAACGATTTGATATTTTTTCGTGCTGTATCACCTCGAAAGTTGTATAGATAGCAGTATAGCAACTGTATTGTTAGTATGGTAAAGAGATGTGGTTTTTAACAACCTATTGGAAAAAGAAAAAACACCTCATTATGAAGTATCTTTTCCTGTGTTTCAATCCAAAAGAAAGATGACAAAACTACAATTCTTGTAAGACACCAAAAGGGAACTACAGAAGTGTGTTCTCAATAAGAGTATATAACAGCGCATAGAGTAGGGCAAGTATTACTAAGATATTCCCCCACAATTCGTAGTTTTCATTGTATTAACCACCTTTATTTTTTATGAATATACTCTTTTTTAGTTATTCGTGAGAGAACCCTCTGTTATTACATCCTCATAATGGTTTTATAAAAAGCTTCTGCTTGTTCTTCTCCGTGATCTAATAAAGTTAAATACTCATCAAAAAAATCGAAGATTACAGAAACTTGATGATCTCGTAATTTCATATGATTGACAACGTACATCGTACCTTGAGCAGCAAGTTCATCTGTATAAGTCTTTTTTTTGCACATCCATTCTTTCCACATGGTTAATGCACGTTCGATACATTGCTTATCTGCTGCGAAACGTTCGTATTGCGATTTCGTTAACATATGTAGCCACTCTCCTCATTCTTCTAACATTTCCTCATAGGTACTCTTGTAAAAATCAAATAGTCCCTGATTATTTAATTCTTGAACAATATGATGTATTACCTTAGTTGACACCGGTTGTGAAAATCCAGCAGCAATGGCTGAAAACTCTATTCTCTCAGAATAGTAACAAATATATGCCAGGTCATATTCTTTGAGTTTACACATCTGTTTTCCTTTCATAACTATTTTTTTCATTTTGGTTGCACTATTGTGTTAATTGCGTCTAACAAGTTGGTGCAGTGCAAAAATGGGCGTTTTTTTTATTGCTATGATATTTAAAATTTACTTTTAGATAATGCCTTTAGTATTGGATTAATAATTCTACCGATTAAACGAAATCCTCTAAATATTAATTGGACAACCTTCATATAATCATCCCCCTTAAATTAAGTAAATCATACCAATTTCATGCAACAACTGTAAATGTTCGTTTCTAATTTATTGACGGAACAGAACGATTGTTCTATAATTTATACAAACGAATGTTCTTGAAAGGAGCAATTCATATGGCAGCAACTGAAAATACAACTAAAGGAAAAGAGAAAGCATTAGAAGAGGCTCTGAAGAAAATTGAAAAAGATTTTGGCAAAGGTGCTGTTATGAAACTGGGTGAGCGACCTGAACAAAAAATATCTGTTGTGTCAAGTGGCTCTGTTGGATTAGATAATGCTTTAGGTGTTGGTGGATATCCGAAAGGGCGCATTACTGAAATCTTTGGTCCCGAATCTTCAGGAAAGACAACACTAGCATTACATGCAATTGCAGAAGTTCAAAAACAAGGTGGAACTGCGGCATTTATTGATGCGGAACATGCGCTTGATCCTGTATATGCAGAAAAGTTAGGTGTAAATATTGATGAGTTGTTTGTGTCACAACCGAATACGGGAGAAGAGGCGTTAGAGATAGCGGAAGCGTTAGTAAGAAGTAGCGCTGTTGAAATTATTGTAGTAGACTCTGTAGCAGCTCTAGTACCACAGGCAGAAATTGATGGTGATATGGGAGCATCACATGTTGGACTGCAAGCAAGGCTGATGGGGCAAGCCTTGAGGAAGATATCAGGAGCAGTATCTAAAAATGGAGTAATAGCTATATTTTTGAATCAACTTAGAGAGAAAGTGGGCGTTTCATTTGGGAATCCCGAGACGACACCTGGTGGTAGAGCGTTGAAGTTTTATTCAACTGTCCGTCTCGAAGTACGTCGTTCGGAGCAGTTAAAGCAAGGCAGTGACATTGTTGGTAATAAAACAAAAGTGAAAGTAGTAAAAAATAAAGTTGCTCCACCATTTCGAAATTTAGAATTTGATATTATGTATGGAGAAGGCATTTCCCTAGAGGGAGAGCTTGTTGATATTGGGGTAGGGTTAGATATTGTTCAGAAAAGCGGATCATGGTATTCGTATAAAGAGGAGCGTCTTGGGCAAGGTAGAGATAATGCTAAGCAATTCCTGAAAGAAAATGAAAATATACGTAATTCTGTTCGAAATGAAATTTATGAATACTATTCTCCAAAAGAAGAATCTATTATTGTGGAAGAGGAGCTTATAAAAGAAAATGAGCCCATCACTTTAAAAGAATCTGAATAAGGATATATAAAGAGAATTGTAAAATAAAATACAATTTATGGACATTTTAAAAGTTGGGACACCTAGTTATTAGAACTGGGTGTTTTTTTATTTGGTCATAAAATCCCCATCAAAGTAAAACTTATCCATTAAGTTATTTACAATCCCGTTGAAATAAGCGAATTTACCCATCGATAAACTGTTTGAACATACCTGTTAGTCCAACATGGTTATTTTCTTTACGTTTAGAAATATTGTGGATGTCTCTAAATCTATCGATGTAGTCATATACCATAGTTTTAAATGTATTAGTAAAGTATCCAATAGGATTTTTCATAAGAGTCCCGTTATGCTCAGCTTCATGAGTTTTAGAGAATAAAGCAACAGAAGCATTGGCAATAATGTTGTTAAATACATCTTTGTCTGATAGTAAATTAAATTTCTTAGCAGCCTTTTTAACGATATTCACAGCATTGTGGAAGGATTCATTGATAACTTTTGAATCAAATGCAGTTGCTAATTTCATTCGCATAGATTGTGGAACTCGATAATCGATAAAATCATTATCATTGACATTAGATTGAGACTCGTTACTCTTACGTATATTTATATCTTTAATCTTTTGTTTTAAAGAAATAGGTTTTGTTTTAATGGTAGGACACTTTGTAGGACTTTTTGTATCTACCTTGTTGGACACTTCCTCCACAATTGGCTGAATAATAATAGCATTAGAAGTTTGGCGCATATCTTTTTTACGCTTCATTGCTATTTGATTAATCATGCCTAACTCCACAAGTTTCTTCATTAAACGTTGTACAGTTTTATAGGATACTTCCATCATGTCAGCAATTGAATTTTTGCATAGGAAACTAACGCCTACATATTTACAACTGTGACGCTTTAAAATATCCAATAATGTAATAAGTCTAGCTTGTACATCGGCACGTTTAACAGACGTTCTAATGACGTCTTTGTATGTTCTAACGACTTTGTTTAGTTCTTCCACATCAATAAATACGGATAAATTGTGATAGGATTCTTCTTTTGCTATTACGTCTATACGTTTCGTTTTCATTATAAATCTTGTCTCCTTTTTGGAAACAAAAAAGCAACAGAATGCCAAATGTAAGCAAACTGTTGCTAGGAGCCCTTACGTACTGTAAAATAGTGCGTGAGGGTACAGCAGGTGTTTGCCTATCGTGAGTAGGCGGACGGTATATAGAGTGTTGATCGCACTGTATATACACGCTGTGCTCTTTTGTTTATATGTTGTGTGGTACTCATATGGTACTTGTTTATTTTTATTTGAGTGTTTTAGATGGAAATAAGCGTTTTATACGTTTTAAAAGTGTTTATTTATCAGTGTGTGTTCTTATGTGATACTTTTTGTAAATTGAGTGGGAATAAATGAATAAATAGCTGTGAACGTTGAAGTACCACGTTTTTAAACGATATTTTTAGAAGTGTGGTACTCATATGGAACTTTT